CACCGCCATATCGAGGTACGTCTCAAACTCGACCGCCAGCTCGCGCGTCAACTGGTCGAACCGCCTTCGCGCTGGGTCGTATTGTTGCGCCTGCGCCAACCATTCCAACAAGTACCAGTCGGCGCAGTCCTGCCGCAAGTCTCGGTCGGGCTTCATACCAAGGCTGCGGAAGAAGTTAACGTCGTCCTTTCCGGTACCCGAATCTATGGTGTCGTCCGACCCCGGGTGCTCGAGGAGCCGGGCGTTGTGGACCGCCGGGTGCTTGACGTGGCGCCATCTGTCTTGCGTTTCGTCTAGGTAGATGGTGCCGCCACAGTCGAGGCACCTAACGTCGTCGTTCACGGAAGTCCACCCCCAAGATTAAGCCTGGTATGCAACCAAGCACGTCGTGCATCGGCTTCGGCTCATCTGCCCCACATTTCGGGCACTCGTAGTCTGCAACCACTACCATTACGGCTTCCCCATTACGAACCCCGCCGCATACTCGAACCGGCCGCGGTCGAAGTTGCCGTTTCGCGCGTAGCAGAACGTACCAAGCTCGCTCACAAGGTGCGCCCACAACGAGAACTCCTTGGTACCGGGCTCAGGGCGCAACCGGCTAAGTATTTCCGCTAGGTCGGTGAAATCGCGCTTATACATTGCCATTAGCAGCACCACCTTCCTTCCTCGTACATATACTCCTGTGCGCTGTTCGCTTCCCATGTCTCCATGATGCGGTCCCACGGGTCTTGCGTCGCTGTGCCGTTGACGGTTGCCTTAAAGCAGTCACCCTCAATGGGGTTGCACTCGTTCGGCATCGAGCAGGGCGGGTCGCCGCACGCCTGGTTCACGTCGTCGGCCTGGTTCCGCAGGTTACCGATGTAGTTCAACTTCAGCCATTCCTCGTATTCTTCCTCGCTGTCGGCGGTGCGCTTGGCTAGCACCTTTTCGCTTGCAGCGGTAACGAGGTCGGGCTGAGGCAACGCGGTATTGTAATACGGCGTGCCGTAACTAGCCGGCAGCCGACGTGGCGTTGTCTCCGGTAGGTTGGCTGTCTGCTCGTGGCCCGTTGCGTCGGTCCATATGTCATACAAGAACCGCTCCTGCATCGAGGTTTCGATGGCCCAACTACAGTAGGTTTTCCGAACTCGGTCTATAGCTGTCCACGGCTCAACACCCTGCAGTATGAGCAGCGAGGCGAGCAGCGTCCCAGTGCGACCATGCGCGCCAAGACAACCAGTCTCCACAACCTTGCCGCGCTTTAGCTGCTTGAGCAGCCATCGTGCAGCAGGCAAGAACTTTCGCGTGCTGGCAGGCGTCATGCCGTCGGACCATGGGTATATGGCCCATTTCGTACGCCCGCCGTCTTGAACCCACGCAGGCTTCCAACCCGGAGTAGTGACGGTGTGGTCTTTTGCCCACGCCGAATCCAGGTAAAAGCCGATATCGGGTTCAACAGTCATAGCCGCCCGCTCCCGGTCCGCCTCCGTATTAATCCAGTAACCAGGTCGGTCCATAAAAGCGGACACTAGCACTTCAAGCCCATTTTCGAGCTTGAAGATATCCTGCCAGTGCGTACAACTTCGCGCATTAGAAGAAGTTGTTGTCGCTGTCGTAGCTGGTACAAATCGCTTCTTCTTTCGTCGTCGACTCAATCGCATCACCTCCCTTCGGTGTCTGAGTCTAAGCTGAGGTGGCAGGATTCGAACCTGCAACCACCGGATTAACAGTCCGGCGCTCTACCAGTTGAGCTACACCTCAAGGGTGACGGCCCGGCACTACGTGACGCGCTAGCTAGTCGCGTTCACCCGCTCAGCGGCCGTCACACCGTCGGCATCGGCGGTAATTCGCCGAGCCGCTCTTTCGGTCTCCGTCGGTCGGGAGAGTAGAACTCCGAGGCATGCGTTCGGTTCCACGTCCGCCGGTCAAGCTTGTCTAGGTATTCTTCCAACCACCATTCATAGCTACCATCCGGTAGTTCTACGTGGTACGCAGCTACCTTGTGGTTACTTGAACGACAAACTGTCCGTCCCGTCAGTCGTACAGAGTGCCACGTATCTAGGCTATCCAACCACCTGAAAGCCCGTCGCCCCACGTATCGGAGCTTGGGGTAGAGTGGACTCGCATGAGCCATTGTCCATTTTCCCGTATGAGGCCAGTTGTCGTGCTTATCTGCTTTCCAGCGTAGCGTCTTAATCACGTCGGTTGTACTCCTATCCACTCAATACTACGGCCCATCCCTAACGCACGGCCTACGGGCCGCATAGCAGCGTTCCACAACGCTTGCACTTCTGGACTGGCGTAACCTACCAGTTTCCAGTACAAATCATCAGCCTGCCAAACTAGCAGCTTTGCCAGTCGGTTACAGTCTTCGTCGTCGTACATCTTATCGAAAATGCACCCGTTGTTATGCTCTAAGGACCAGCACATGTCTACAAAGGTCCGGGCCTTTAGCTGGCCCGTCAGGTAATCATGGGCCAGTTCAGCCGCGGTTGCCCATCCATCGCCGCCGTATCCGCCGTTAACAAGTATGTTACGGAACACATACTCTGCGTCCTTCAAGATGCTAGGACCCTCTTGTTTCAGTACCTTATTCCAAGCCGCCCACGCTTCGCCGCGATAGACAGCCTCGCCGCGTGCCCAACCGCACCGTTCCAGCATGTCACGAATGGACGCTGGAACCTGTTCGTCAAGCATGCGTCCCTGGGCGCTTTCACAGTCCCAGGTCTCGTACTCGCCGCACCCTGACTCGGACGACGCATCGCACTTGTACGTGACGTGGTGGCAGTTCGTCCACCCTACGTCACCACAATTGTCGGCATCGTAGTCCGGACTATCTTCCTCCGGACACTCTGCCACGTCGTTTTCACAAGGGTCGTCGTCGTCGTGCGATGGAATCCAACAGTCGTCGCATCCATAGCATTCGTAATCGTCGTCGCCCGTACCTGTAACGTAACGGGCTTCGCCGCCTACGACGACGGAGAGGTACTCAGAGAACTCGCGGGCCAGCTCGCCTTCAAGCTGCTCCAACATGCTCCCGGCGTGTTCGTGGCCGTTAGCCTCTAGCCTCTCCAACAAGTGAAAGTCCGAGCAAGCGCGGCTTAGGTCGCGCTCGCCTAGGTTGTCCATAGCTTACGTTCTCACCCCCCGTCCACCTTCCGTAGGGTGGGTGGCCCAGGATTCGAACCTGGTCAGCCAACGCCTCGCCGGGGTTGCGGCCCGGTCGCGCTTCCAAACGCACACCACCCGTGCTCATGAAAATAGGGCTAGCCTACGCCCTGCGCCCCTGCCTACTCCTGACCGTTAGGCAGGGACGCGCGGCCCAGTTAGTCGAGCAGCGTTAGGTAGGACGCCTCACTACCCGTCAGCATCGTTAGCCGTCGCAGGTGCGACAACCACTGTTCGGCCGCTGAAACCTGCGCGGCAGTGTCCAGCGGGCGGTCAATCACGGTCAACCACCCGCAGGTACAACGCCACTGTTCGGGTAGGCGCGTCCGGTCCACCTGGTGAACCATTCGCCCTCCTACTCTAAGCGTACCACGCCCGTCAATAGGCTGTTTGCCCTACTCCCTTCTACGTCCATCGCCCTACGTAGAACTACGTAGGACGAAAGGCTTAGAACGGGTAGCCCTCCTCCTCGAGCACGGCTCGCGCTACGTCAACCGGGCGGTCGCCTGACTCGAACGCATCGCGGTAGGCGTAGTCCGCCAGGTCGCGGTTCGTGAGCCCGCCGGTCCAACGGCCTAGGCTAGCGTCAACCCTAGCCATCCACCGCTCGAACGCATCTTCAGTTGTGGTCGACAAAGGATGTAGTCACCCCCCTTCGTCCTAGTGCCATCGCCCTACACCGTCCGACGTCGCCTCCCACAAAGGGTGTAGGACGAAAGAACTAGGCGGGTCTCCGCTACACGAGCGCGAGGCCAGCTACCTTAGTCCCGTTCAGGCAGGCCGCAGTGTCACTCCTGCCCTACCTTCAGCATACCACGCTCGTCAACCACTCAAAGACCTAGGACCACCGGCCTCCCAGCAGCCGGCGGCCCTAGGTCTCATATACTAGGTCCCTCGGCCTAGTCGAACTCGCCCATTCGGATGATGCCCGCCGAACGACGTAGGACATCCCAGTCGACGACCGCGACGCCGGGGGACACGAGCGTGACTTCGGGCTTAGGTCGCACGACCTTGACCCTAGGCTTACGCCCTAGGCATTTCGGCTCGTCCACTCGGACGAACGTCCTAGTCCCATCGGCCTCGAGGTGGTACACTGAGACCGGGGCCACGGCGCTCTTTGCCCTAGGCCGAATGGTGCCAGCAGCCGCCAGAACGTCGTAGGACGCTCCCAAGCCCGCCACCATCGAAGGACCTAGGTCGTCCGGCCGCATGAGGTCGCGTAGGTCCATGCGGTCGCACGGTAGCGGGTGACGCGCGTTGGCCCAACGGCCTAGGTCGTGCGCCGACCGCCACCCTTGCGTGTCGTAGGTCATTAGTCTCACCTCCTCTCCTCACTGGGACCAGTATAGCACGGCGAACGCAGGGGTCAATAGGTCCTTAGTAGTAGGCCGGCAGGTCAGGCGACGAGCTGGAGGCCCTAGGTCAATGGTACTACTGTCTGGTTGGGGGCGCCCTACGCCTTAAGCACTAGACGCGCCTCGGCCGGCCTACGCTACGTACGACCAAGGGCCTAGGCGGGACGGCAACCAACCCCCTTCCTAAGACCTAGGTCCTTTGGCTGGGTAGTCCGCGTTGCGTTATTTTCGTGCAACGTTCGTGCAACAAACTCGCCTACGTAGTTGGAGAATGTTGAGATTTCTTGAATGGCCGTTCAAAGTGCTTTTCCTTGCAGCCCAAGGGAAACAAAACTACCCCCGCATCATACCGCCTAGTGTAGAGGGCTAGTACGGGGAACCTACGAGGCTACGCCAGTAGCCGAGTGGAGGGGCCAAACACCGGACCGGCGGTGAGGTTCCTGCTGGGAACCAAGCGGCCTTAGTCGTAGGGTTGACCGGCCGCTTAAGCGACAAGCTGCAGCTTTTGAACGTAACCCCTGAACGTCCTTAAGCATAGCCCAGACGTATGTCTGAACGTGGGAGGAACGTGTGCAAAACGAATGTTCGGTAGAGGACCGGCCAGTTAGGCGTCAGGTTCATCGATTTTCTGAAACCGCTCTTGACGACCCCGATTCTGTCTTTTGCGCTTGTGGGGGCTGGACCCTGAAGCTGTGGGACCCGCGCGTAAAGGGCCGTGACTGGGGCTGGGTTGTAGAGGGTGCGGCAGAGGGTAGAGTCTACGATGCCGTTTAACCCGGAGACCGGAACGGCGGCCGGGGAGGCCAGCGGTAGGGCCAGACGTCGCAAGGCTCTGGCTCCAGAGGACCGCGCTCTTGAGGCCATAGCCAACAGACTGCCAGCTCTCGCTGACGAGCTGCTCGATGCCGCCTTCGGGAAGGGGGCCTTTGAGGCCCTGAAACCCGAGACGCGGTTGCAGGCCGTAGTACGGGCGCTTGAGTGGCGGCTAGGGAAGCCGAGCTCACGTCTGAAGGAGGTTGACACGAACGAACAGCCGTTGCCAACCCCTGATGAGCTGTTTAGAACTTCTGACACGCAGGGCTAGCCCGCGCACCTCGAGGCTCCGCGCGCCGTGCCCTGTCCCTCTGGGAGGAGGGTTCGGCCCGTTGAGGCGTAGGCCGTTTGACCGAGGTGTCGGAGACCGCCTCTAGAGAGGCAACCCGTGAAACGCGAGCGGGCACAGAAGGAAAAGGCCAAGACGACTCGTAAGGTCGCTGTGGACGAGAAGCTGGAGAGGGTGGACACCACGGCGGTCAAGAACGAGCTGGACGAGCTGCTGGAGGCGATAGACTCCGTCCTGGAGAAGAACGCCGCCGAGTTCGTGCAGGACTACGTTCAGCTGGGTGGAGAATAGTGGCCGACCACGGCAAGGGTAAGTGTGCCGTTGACCCCTGTCCAAAGCATGGTCCCGTTAAGAAGGGCAAGGGCATGGGTAAGGGCGGCAGCGGCGGGGGCCACGCCGGTCTCGGACAGGGGGCGTAGCGTGACACCCGAGAAGTTTAGAGCGGCCATGTTGGTTTCTGGCTCTATGGCCGGCGCCATGGCGACGGTTGGTTTCTTCGTGGGGCAGCCCATCTTGATGCTACTGGGTATCGTGCTGTCCTGGTGGTCGTTCTGGCGCTACGAGGTCCACCGGTGAAGACTGGGGTCCTGTACGTGACGTGCCCGAAGTGCCGTAGGCCAACGCCTGCGGTGCCACTAGGGCGCGACCTGGAGTGTGAGCACTGTGCCGATTCGAAAGGTTAAGGGCGGCTATAAGTGGGGCAGCCAGGGCAAGGTGTACAAGACTCGTAAGGGCGCTGCCAAGCAGGCGCGAGCCGCATATGCCCACGGTTACCGCGGCGCCGGCAAAAAGCGAGGAACGTGACGAAACGCTGGTCACCGGAGACGTGTCCTAGGTGCGGTAGGCTGTTGCCTGGTGCGCGCTGGGAGACGTGCTTCTGCTGGCGCACGAGAGGAAGCGGTCTTGATGACTTTACTCGACAAGAGCTGGCGACTCTTCGTCTACGCCTTGAGGGACCTGGAAGAGGTCGTAAGACTCGCCGTATGCCACGTCCGGGGACATCAGGAACCTCAGCTGTTAGTCGAGGAGAATACGTACCTGAGACTAGTGTGTCCGCGGTGCGGGCGTGAGCTCTAGGGCCTATGGGCAGCTCGAGCTCAACCCTGGTGCTCAGGAGGCGTTCGTTCACAACGAACACCTCTACTCCGCGTACATCGGTGGTGTGGGAAGTGGTAAGACCTATGCCGGCTTCGCTCGCGCCCTTAAGTACGCGATGCAGACTAAGCCAGAAGGTCAGTTTCACGGCCCACGAGTTACGGTGGCGGCTGCAACGTATCCGCTTCTCATGGACGCAGTGGTACCGCCGGCACAGGAAATCCTGGCGCTAACAGGCGTCGCAGACTGGGACAAGTCCTTTAAGAAGCAGAAGAAGGAGCTGCACCTCCCCAACGGCGGCACCATCCTCTTCCGCTCTCTAGACGACCCTGACACCGTGATGCGTGGTCCTGAACTTGCCGGGGTGTTCATCGACGAGGGCCGTAATGTCTCGCTGTACCACTGGAAGCTGGTCACCGGCCGGCTTCGTCAGAAGGGCTACAAGCGCGCGGCTTGGGTTTGCTCGACGCCTAACGGCCACGACTGGATGTGGTCGGTCTTTCACCCAGATTCTGTGGACGTGTGGGACGACACTGACTGGTTTGGTGCGCCAACACACGAGAACAAGCACCTTCCGCCTGAGTACGTTAAGGCGCTGGAGGACTCCTGGGAGGGACGCTTCTACGAGCAGGAGGTCCTCGGCCGCTTCGTTGGAGTGGTTGAAGGCGGTGTGTTCCCGTACTGGGACCCAGAGACGTTCGTCTCGCCCAACCTAAAGTACAGGACTGACCTACCCCTGTACACGTTCTGGGATTTCGGCTACGGAGACCTAGGTGTGTGCGTGTTCGCGCAGGTCGAGTGGAAGGAAAGGTCAGATGCCTCACAGAAACGGGGAGGAGCCAAGGTCA